CAACATCGACTTCCCCAAGGATGACGGGACACCGGGTGGCACCGAAGGGCTGATGCAGGCCCTGATGGAAGCCATGACCACCAACCTCCAGCATCCCGGCACGGCCGCCAGCCTGGCACCGATCCTGCTCCAGATGGACAAGGAAGCCATCGACGTAATGCCGGACAAGCCGATCACGTTCGAGTCGATCCTGTCCGAACAGCACGTCCAGCTGCGTCAGGAAGCCATCCGTAGGCTAGCGACCAGCCTGGACATGCCGCCGGAGGTGTTGGAAGGGGCAGCGGAAACGAACCACTGGGGAATGTGGTATGTGGAAGAAAATGCCATCAAGGTCCACATTGAACCACTGGTGGTTCGGATCTGTGACGCGCTCAACGAGGCATACCTCGCTCCGGCGTTACGTGCCCTCGGAAGGGAGCCAGGCAGGTTCGCCCTCTGGTACGACACCGGACCACTGACCCACCGCCCCAACCGGCTCCAAGACACCCTCAACCTGTACGAGCGGGGCATCGTGTCCCGGGAGGAAGTACTGCGGGCGGGGGACTACAACCCGGACACGGCCGCACCGGACCAGGACGAGGAGAACATCCGCTTCATCAAGGAGCTGATGCTGCGCGACCCCGGCCTGTTCGCATCCCCACCGCTGCGGGAAGCAATCGGTATCGAGATTGAAACGGTCACTCCGATGGAGGTGGAAGGTACCGGGCCACCGCCACCACCAACCCCGGAACGTGATGTCACCGGCGACACGTCCCCCACTCCTGAGCTGCCTTCGGCGACCCGGCCGGCCAACACCACCCAGGACAACCTGATCGCAGCGGCCGACCTGGTCCCGGGACCCACCCCGCTGCTGATGGCAGCCGACATCCTGGTCACCGAAGCCCTGCGCAAAGCCGGCAAGCGGCTGCTGGCCAACCGCAGCCTGCGGGGCCAGTTCCGGGAAGTACCGGAGGAGCGCATCCACACCAAGCTGAAGGTCGCCTCACAGGATCATGTGGAGCGACTGTTGGAGGGTGCCTGGTCCCGGGTGGAAGCCTACGTGTCATCTGTCGACGTGGACCCGGCCGCGTTATCGGAGTCGCTGCATGACTACACGGGTGGGCTGCTGAAGGAGGCGGTCGGTCACGACCCGACCACGTTGCGGATGGTGCTGCGGGTGCGGGGGTTCCCGGCATGAGCAGCCCAGAGATCCGTCGGCACGTTCAGGCCACACTGCCCCGGGTGATGAGGGCGCTGCGGAGCTGGCTGGGTGCGGTCTCCGATGCGGTGCTGGCCCCGACAGTGCGGTTCCTTGGCCTGCCGGATGCGGTTGCGGTGTACTCCCAGATGCAGCTGTGGGAAAGTGAGGTCACCGGCCTGCGTCCGGAGCTGGAAACGGCGGCCAGGATCGGATGGAGCCAGGCATTCGGGCAGCCCACGTTCTCATCCACCAGCTCCCATGTACTGGAAGCCTTGAACGGCTCTCACGACTTTCTTATGCAGCTGCCGAACGAGGTCAACGGGATGGTCATCCGTGAAATCAGTGATGGCCTGTCGGCGGGACTGAGCCGGCAGGAGATCGCTGACTCGGTGGAGCAGCTGCTGACGATGACCGGCAACGACACGTTCCGCAACCGGGCTCAGCTGATCACCGGCACCGAGGTTACCCGGGCCGCCAACGCCGGGGCACTGGCTGCCGCCATCGACGCGCAGAACACGCTGGGGCCGATCCTGAAGCGGTGGAACGACACCGGGGACGACCAGGTACGCCAGTCACACGACCTGGCCGATGACACGGAGATCCCGGTGATGCAGCCGTTCGTGGTGGGTGGCTTCCCGCTGATGTACCCCGGTGACCCCACCGGGCCGCCATGGGAAGTCATCCAGTGCCGGTGTGATCTGAGTTTCAGGAGGGTCAATGGTTGACGGCCCGGTTTCCTCGATCCGGTTCCGGGGACTGATCGCCCCCGAGGAACCGGTCATCACCGGTGACTACCGCAAGTTCGCCCGGGGGTCGCTGAGCCACCGCAGGCTACCTCGCCCGGTCATGTTCACCCGGGACCGCAGCCAGGGGCACATGGGTTCCACTACCGTAGGACGACTGGAGCAGGTGGAGTACCAGCCCGGTCGGGGCTGGATAGGGTCAGGGTCCTTTCTGGGCCCACAGATCATCCCGGAGGTGGTGCAGGCCATCTACCTGGTCCGGCAGGGTGTCTCCACCCCCAGCGTAGACCTTCAGCCGGACGTGACCTACGAGGTCGTGCCCCACGACAACCAGCCGGATCGGAGCGTAGCGCGGGTCCTCAGGGGGCGCATAGCCGGGTTCACGTTCGTGCCGTTCGCCGCGTTCGAGGAAACCGAGATCACCGTTTCGGACGAGTCCGACCAGGCGATACTTGCCAGCGCCGGCATCGAACTGGAGCTGACCTCGTTCGCTGTCAACGGCAGCTCCTGGCGGCAGATGCCGATCGCCGACCGGGACGCCCCGTTCGAGTTCGAGGCCGCCATCGAACGGATTCTACAGTGGTCCAAGGGTCGCCCTGCCCTGTTCAACAAGGCATTCCTGTACCGCAACAACGAAACCGCCGACACCTCCCGGGTGGCCTACCACCTGCCCATCGCAGACATCATCAACAATGAGCTGACCCTGGTTCCCCGGGCGGTGCACTCCGCAGCCGTGTTCATGGCCGGTGGACACGGTGGCCTGCCGAACATTTCCGAACAGGAACAGGAACAGATCAAGCAGGTGCTGAACCAGATATACGATGTGCTCCGGGGACGGTTCGGCGACCCACGGATCAAAGCCCCATGGCAGAAGTGAGGATGAGCCAGCCATGCCGACGTACAGCATCAGCGTAGACCCGGAAACCAGCTTGGTCACCTGGCAGGACGCCAGTACCGGAACCACCGGTGTCGCTGTCGACCCCGCGTTCGCAGACGATGGCGACTGCGGAAACCTGGACACCCCGGATACCGGCAACCTCAACACCGCCGCCCGTAAGTGCGCTGCCCGACGTGGCTGGGCAATGGAAGACGGCTCCTACCCGATCCGGTCTGAAGAAATGCACGGCGCCGCCGACCTGGCCAAGGCCATCAAGGCAGTGGGTCGCGGTGGTGGTTCCCACGACGAGATCCGTCAACACATCATGAAGCGGGCACGGTCGCTGGGACTTGGCGACCAGATCCCCGAGAACTGGACCAGCAGCGGCTCCAAGGGTGACTCGGCCACCGAGCCGGTCACCTTCGCCGAAGACGACGAAGGGGCACCGTGCCCGGAAGGTCAGGTGAAGGACATCGACGGCATCTGCGTCAACACCGACGAACGCGAACCCCAGGAAGAGGAACGGGGCGACCGGCGAACCAGCCCGCGCCGCTACGACACCGTCACGGCTGACGGTACCGCCCGGCCACCGAAGCTGTGGTTCGGCCAGCCGGCTCTGGACCGGGCCACCCCGTTGACTGTGGACGACGACGGCCACGTGTACGGTCACCTGGCCACGTGGAACGAATGCCACGTGGGGATCGGCAACCGGTGCGTCACCGCCCCCCGCACGGCCACCAACTACGCCTACTTCGCCACCGGGGAAGTGGTCTGTGACGACGGTAGCCGGCACCGGGTCGGCAAGATCACCCTTGGTACGGGGCACGCCGACCCGGCGTTGGGCTTCATCCCAGCCGCTGAGCACTACGACAACACTGGCGCCTCAGTAGCGGTGGTGGCCTGCGGGGAGGACCGGTTCGGCATCTGGGTCGCTGGCAGCCTCGTTCCTGGTTTAAACGAGGAGAAGCTGGCTGAGCTGCGCCGTTCACCCCTGTCCGGGGATTGGCGTAGGATCGGTGGAAACCTGGAACTGGTGGCCGCCCTGGCGGTCAACACACCCGGTTTCCCGGTGCTGCGGGCCAGTGCTGACAGTGAGGATGAGCTGGAAGTGCTGCTGGCCGCCGGGGTGGTCACTGAACCTGGTGAGGTGACGGTCGATGAGGCCGCCGAGCGGGTCAAGCGGTGGCGCGAGGTTGCCGACGTGGTCCGCACTGAGCGGGTCAAGCGACTGTTGGAGGAGTGAGCATGGACAAGCTGGACCTTGAGAACCGGTTTACCTACCACGCACCGAAGGGGGACCAGCCGGAGCGGTACCAGACCATCCGGAGCATGTGCGGCTCGCTCGCCGGTTACCTGAACGAGGCGGTGCCGGAGTCCCGGGAGAAGAGCCTGGCCATCACCCACCTGGAAGAGGTGGTGTTCTGGGCCAACGTTGCCATTGCCCGCCACGGTGGCCAGGAGTAGTCATGGGCTGCAATTGCGGCAAGTCCACACCGTCCAAGTTTGAGGTGAGGTTCCCGGACGGGACCACGAAGACGGTCACGTCCCCAGCTCAGGCTAGGGCGGAGATCACCAAGGCTGGTGGCGGCTCGTACAAGCCGAAGACATGACCAGGTACCTGGCCGGGTTCGCCTGTGGAGCCGTGGTGGGATTGGGCGCCGGGGCGGTCTGGCTTATGTGGTACTTCCGGGGTACGTTCAGGTAGGCGGAGGAGGGGAGGGTTGAACTCCCACGGGTGTTACCCCCAACAGTTTTCAAGACTGCGGCCGGCGCCATCTGTCGGCTGGCTCCTCCGGGGCTGACCTTAGCTGCTCCCGGGTCGGGCGCCGGACCGGTACCTGACGCTCGGCCTCCCGTACGGCATCCGGCTGAGACCAGCCAGCCGCAACCAGCTCTCGTGCGATACGGAAGCGATCTTTGCCATTCTTGATCATTTTCTCACCCTCCTTTCCGTTCCTCCAATGATCAACCGGCCCCGGTATCCTTTGCAGTCCACGCCGGGGCCGGTTGATCGAGCGGTACCGGGGACTCGAACCCCGCCTTTCAGCTTGGAAGGCTGACGCTCTACCAGATGAGCTAGCACCGCACAGGTTATCCTACCGCTGCCCGGTAGAAGTAGCCTGACCAGAAGTGGGCAAAACACTTGTCCTCAGCGGACAGCTCAGGATCATCGTAGATGGCCTTTTGCGCCCGTGCGGACTGGTTGGCATCAGACGGGTCAAACGATACCAGCACCCGCTCGGTGTCATCCTCGTAAAGAAGCACCTTTCCATCGATCTGTTGGATCACGTACCGTTCACTTGGCAGTCTAGCCATCTACACCCCTTTCTTTCCGTATCAACTCCTCGATCTGGTGGTTGGAAACCGGGTAGAAGTTCCACACATCCACTCCTACGTTGATCTGGCGCCCCTTGACCCGCCACAGGTCGTGTACGTGGCCGTGCAGTAACCAGCGTCCCCTGTCTACCGGGTGGAACCCGGCGTACTTGTCCTGGTGGCGTGGATCTTCCTCGTAGGGGAAGTGACAGAGAGTCCAGGCTTCCATGTGCCATTCCGATGGTCCGATCGAGAAGCCCGCGTCCCGATACTTGTCTATATCGGATGGACGGACCTTCTTGTGGCCTGGCCAGCACCGGTCATGGTTGCCAGGAACCAGGATCTTGCTGCCGCTGAGCTGCTGGACCAGGGGCAGCGTTTCGGCTAGCTTCCCTAGGGCCACGTCACCGAGCACGAACACCATGTCCTCCGGGGCGACGCACTCGTTCCAGCGCCGGATCAGCTCCTGGTTCATGTGGTCCACGTCGCGGAACGGCCGGTTGCAGTACTTGATGATGTTGGCGTGACCGAAGTGCAGGTCAGCCGTGTACCAGACAGTCATGTGCACCCCCCTTCCTTTATGCAGATACGAGGGCAAGTTGTGTGGTGACTCGTATCATTTAACGCAGAATAGATCCAACCAGCCCGATCTAATAACACAAGTTCTTACCCGGCTGTCCGACCACTGCCTTCTGTCCATTAAGCTGCGAGGGTCAGGTGGTGACTTGTGCCATAGTCCTCTGTTCGAGTCCAACCAGCCCAACTCGATAGCACAAGTTCTTACCTGGCTGTCCTGACCGCCGATGCGGGTGTCCGATTCGAACGGCGTCTCCGGATTATGAGCCCGGTATGGTACCTCTCCACCACACCCGCAGCACCTCCAGCAGGAGTTGAACCTGCAACCCTCAGCTTAGGAAGCTGTTGCTCTGTCCATTGAGCTATGGAGGTCTGAGGTGGCCCCTGGAACAGGGAAGTAGACCAGGGACCACCGGTCCAGTTTACAAACACGCCGTCAACGTGACATCTACAGCTTACCCCTCCATAGGGGTAGCGTCAAGCCACGGCCAGTCCGCGTTGACTCCACGCTCCACCAACGGGATCAACTTGAACATCGCATCCGACACTCCACCGTAGACATGCCGGTTGTCGGCACCAGACGGCGCCATACCCTTGGCGTAGCCCACCAGGTTGATCGTGTGCATCGGCACATGGGCCGGCACACACCGGGCCACCTCGCCGGCCTGAGAGTCCATACTGGCCTGCTCATCGGTGATGATGACAACCCGGTCATGACCCTGGTAGTGGGTACGCAACGCCCGAGCGGTGTAGGTGCCACCACCCATCTTGTAGCCACGGTCGAACCGGGTCCAGGTGTTCAACACCGACTCCCCCACAATCAGCGGGAACTCCACGGTGCGGTTCGAGAACGACACCACAGTGGCATCCTCAGCCCGAGAGGCCAGAGCCACACCGAACAGGGCAGCCTGCTGCATCTGGTGAACACCACCCCGGTCCGTGAACCGGCCGAACATCGAGGTGGACGTGTCCACCAGGATCAGGGTCCGACCTGGCAGTGATGGCACGTTGGCCAGGGACAGGTTCAGCGCCTGCTCCAACGGATACGACCACCGCAGCGACGGCACGTTCATGTGCGCGGTCAGGAACCGGAACGGAAGCTGCCGCGACCAGGCCACCCCTGATGGGTCGACCAACCGGTCAATCACCTGCTGGGCTATCCCATCAGACACACCGGCCTGGTCGAAGTTGCGCAGGTTCCGCAGCAGCGCCATGTACCCCATGGACGGGATCATGGCCTCCCACAGTTCCCTCTTGGACACCCTGTCCCCGGCCAGTGAGAGTGCATCCTCCCACGTCATACCGGCCCACTTCAGCCGGTTCGGGTCCAGCAGCATCCTCGGGTCGGTCAGCGCCTGCTTACGCAGTTCGGCGTTGGCCTTGATCACGCCAAGGTTGTCCGGGATGTCCGGGGTCGGGTGGTACCGCCGGTCCAGGGCGAACTTGAACAGCGGGTTCTGTCCAGGCAGGGGCGCCTTCGGGTGCGTCAACATGATCACGTCCGCGAACCGGAACCCGTGCGAAGCCGTGTCGTACTTCAGCAGGGACCGCTGCGTGTACAGGTCAACCACTGTATCGCCGATGCCCCGCTTGATCGGCATCGGCATCTTCCGGCCGTAGTGGCGGAACCAGTACGCCATAGCCTCACCCGGCTCATCGCCACGCCTGATTCCAGCCTTGGCCAGCAACCGGGTGACACCCTGGCCATACTTCGGGTGCAGCCCGGCACCGCCGGTCACATGGGCCTTGTTGAACTTGGCGGTGCGGAACTTGCGGTCCAGGGCCAGGAACTGCTCATCCGACAGGTCATTGACAGCCTTGGCCGCCTCCAGACCCAGCACCAGGGACACGGTGCGAAGGTTCTGCTTGTCACGCAGCCACCGCACCAGCTCCAGCGTCCACACCGGGTCCTCGACCGCTACCTGGCGGACCAGGCCCAGCAGCCGGTTGTCGCGGTCAGCCATCAACTCGTAGAAGGCGTCCGCGTTCATGAAGTTGGACGCGGACAGCAACAGCAGCTGCGACTTCGGGTCACGGCCGTAGCCGGTAGCGCCCTCGTAGGTGACGCCGGCACGTCCGGTGGAGCGCACCGGGCTGTGGGTCTGGGTCCGGGTCCGGCGGGTGTTGAACTTTGCCATCTGAGTCTCCTCCTTTCGCTTGCCGTGGTCGGGATGACAGGACTCGAACCTGCGGCTTCCTGGCCCCAAACCAGGCACTCTTCCAATCTGAGCTACATCCCGTTGAAAGGCCCCTTCCACGTAACCTCTGGCGGGAGGGCGAATCTACGTGGAAGGGGCCTTTCTGTGTACCACGGGCATGACACTTCGGGACAAAGGGAAGGGAAACAGACCTGTGACCGTACAGTTCCCCGTACCCGTGGTACGTGTGGCGCCCTCCGAGAAAGAGCTGACTCCGGTTATCGGTTCATCCCCATGGACAGAAGTAACCGTCGTCATTCGCAGCGGAGGGAAATCTTCAGTTGTAGGTTGGTGGTGGCGCTGAGCTAGGGGCACCACCACCAGTGCGGGTGAAGGGATTCGAACCCCCTCAGCGTGCGTGCGCACCTGGTTTACAGCCAGGCCCGGCTCTCCCGCTCCGGCGCACCCGCGTGGGTTCCCGAGAAAAAGTCGACATCCGAAACGTAGCGCTCTGCCATTGAGCTACATCTGGTAAACCAGAAGATAGGACTCGAACCTATAACCACTCGATTAGTAGTCGAAGTAACGGCTGTCTTCGCATCGAGAATTTGTGTAGTTTTGAAAGTCTCACCAGTCCCGGGGGACGGTGAGGAGCTAGATGGTGCCTGAGAAAGATCGGCTTCGGATAGTTAACAGGGTTGCCCCCGTCGGTGGGTCTCGAACCCACAACTCATTCTTTGCAGGAATGTGATCTACCAATTGATCTACGAAGTATCCGTGACCTACGCATCAGGCACACTTGGTCAGCCCTGAGTCTTGAGCCCTTCCATGAACCTCGACCACGAGTCCGGGTCGAAACTCAGATGGACATCCGGTTCCTGGTTGTTGCGGACCAGCACCTTGGTTCCCCGGTGGGCCACTTCTGCACACAGGTCGTTGTCACACCTAGTGGACTTGCGCCAGCTCACTTCCGCGCACTGGTTGTTGTCGCACCTACCGGACTTACGCCATGCCATCGCACTACCCCCTCTGCCCCTGGGAGCCCACCCCTGGTGGGTTTGAACCCCAGCTTGCCACGGGACCAGGCTTCCCACAAGGCCCTTAACCAGGTTAGTGGCCGGGGTCACGTGAGAAAACTGGACAAGACATCTGGTAACCTGACCAACTAGAAGCGCGTGCTGGCGCGAGGGCCGACGTGGAAAGTTAAACTTTGCCACGGAAGGCCCCGAAAATGGCTTTTGTCATCCCCGAAGACCTCGCAGTCTTCAGCGTCGAAGGACTCAGCGACCTTCGCCGGGTAGCCGCCACCGAGCGGGACGAACTACGCGCCTCCACCACCGCCGACACCGTCACCGACGAGCAGCTGGACCGGCTGGAAACCCTGGTCGCGTTCATCGGCACCGCCGATGAGGAGATCGCGGGCCGGCAGGCCCGCCAGAGCCGGTTCGACGCCACCGCACCATCCCCGGCACCGGCGCCAGAACCGGAGCCAGCGCCAGAACCGGAGCCAACCCCGGTCACCGCCAGTGGCGACCCAGAGCCGGCGCCAGACGGTGGACAGGACGAACCACCGGCCGAACCAGCCCCGGCGACCCGGGTGGACGTGGCGGCCCTGGCCGCTGGTGGGGATGGCAGCACCGCCGACGCCCTGCCGCCGTCCGCGTTCGGTGACCACGTCATCGTTGCCGCAGCCGACATTCCCGGTGTCTCCACCGGAGCCGAGCTGGACAGCTGGGACGCGGTAGCCACCGCGTTCGTCAACCGGACCCGGGCCTACTCCGGACGTACCCCGACCCGGCACGCCGTGGCCGAGATCCAGCGCCGGTTCGGCACCGAGTTCACCATCACCCAGGCCGAGGCCCGGGACAAGGTCACGGCCAACAACAAGCTTCAGCACGTGATGAACGAGGCCCGGCTTCCGGGCGGATCACTGCTGGCGGCCAACGGCTGGTGCTCCCCATCGGAGAACCTGTACACCACCTGCAACCAGATCGGCACCGATGGCATGTGGTCCGGTCCGGAGGTGTCCGCACCACGGGGTGGGATCAACCACAACCAGGGCATCGAGTTCGACTCGGTGTTCGGTGACGGCTCCGGGTTCACGATCATGACCGAGGATGACGTGATCTCCGGTGAGGTGAAGACCTGCCGGGAGATCCCATGTCCGCCGTTCGTGGACGACCGGCTCAAGATCAGCGCCCTGTGCCTGACCGGCAGCATCCTCCAGAACCGCACCTACCCGGAGTTCGTCTCCGAGTTCATCCAGGGCTTCATGGCCGTGGGCGCCCACAACCTCAACCGGCAGATCATCGCCGACGTGGTTGCCGGCTCCACCGCCGTGGACCTGACAGCAGCCGCGCCATGGAACAGCGACTCGTCAGTGGTCAGCCAGACCCTGTCGGCCGTTGAGCACGCCATCGTGGACATCAAGTACCGGCTGCGGTTGCCTCAGTCCAGCACCCTGGAAGTGGTTCTGCCGTACTGGGTCATTGCCCAGTACCGGGCCGACTACATCCGGCGCAACGGCGTGGACGACCCGAACCTGGCCGATGCCCAGCTGTCCGCCTGGTTCGCCGTCCGTGGGGCACGCCCGCAGTACGTCTACGACTGGCAGGACGCCTTCTCCGACGCCGGGGTCGGCTACGGCGCCGATGACGCCCTGACCACTGTGCCCACGTCGGTGGACTTCCTGGTCTACCCGGCCGGCACCTGGGTCCTGGCCCGGCTGGACGTGATCCGGCTGGACTCGGTCTACGACTCCGTCAACCTGCCACAGAACCTGGTCACCCAGCTGTTCATGGAAGACGGGTTCCGGGCGATGCGGATGTGCCCACTGTCGCGGGTGTACACGGTGCCGATCTGCCCAACCGGCCACACCTCCGACCTCCAGACGGTCAGCTGCGGATCGTAACGATGAGCATGGCCCCGGGTTCCGCACCAGGCCCGGGGCCATGCCCACCTCACGAAGGAGGTTGATGTGGCAGTCCTGACCGGACCGGTGTACGTACCGAACCCGACTCCGCAGACCCTGCGGTACGGGTTGTTCACCGTTGCCACAGGCCCCCTGGACCTGCCGCCCCACGGCGGTGACGGTGGCATCGTCTACCTGTCGAACTCCTGCGGCACCGCAGAGGGTTTCGAGGTGCTGTGCATCGCCGACTCGGGCAACCCGACCAAGGGTCCGTTCACCGATGGCATGTCCAACACGCAGGCCACCCCGTTCTCGGTGGTGGACGGGTTCGAGTGCGCGGCCGTGGGCCTGTCGGTCCAGGAACGGGACCGGTTCGCGTTCGAGAAGTTAAAGGCCGGCGAGCAGGCTGCGGTGGAGGACATCTTCAGCCGGGGCACGTTCGGCCAGTCCCCGTCACTGGCCAACAACGCGACACCGGCTACGGATGTGGGTCCGGCGGTTGACCTGGTGGAGGCCGTGTCCCAGCTGGAGGCGGCCTTCTACGCGGTGTACGGGTACAGCGGTGTGATCCACCTGCCGCATGTGGCTTCCGCGTACGCCGAAGCTGCCCCGGTGATGTCGATGCAGGGACGGCTGTGGCGTACGGCGGCCGGTTCGACGATCTCGATCGGGAACTACGCCGGCCTGTCCCCGGCTGGTGCGGCCCCGGCGGCGGGCAGCACGTGGATCTACATCACCTCCCCCGTGACGATCTGGCGTGCCCCGGACGCGGCCGTGTTCATTTCCCCGATTGAGGGTGCCCTGGACCGGTCCACCAACGAAGTGACCATGTTCGCTGAACGTGAATACGTGGTGGCGTACGACAACTGCCCCACGTTCGCCACCTTGACCACTCTCGCGGAAGGTTCGTAATGCCTGCCATCTGCTACTCCGTGCTCCGGGTCCCCAGGGTCCGGGCCACCCTGCTGGACGCGTGCGGCGAACCCGAAGTGGGCTCGTGCGTACAGGTGGTTGCTGGTGGCGTCACCAGCATCGCCGAAACCCGGGAACAGAACGACCGCCAGGACTTCTTCACCCTCGACGCTGATGGCCAGGCGTGTGTCACCGACACCAGCCCACCGATCCTGAAGTGGCTGAACCTGACCCTGTCGTTCTGCCGGGTGGACCCGGAGCTGTTCAACATGCTCACCGGGGAGCCGCTGGTGCTGGACGGGGCCGGCAACGCGGTCGGGTTCCGCACCCGGGAAGGTTCGGTGGACACGGTCAACTTCGCTCTGGAAGCGTGGACCCGGATCTCCGGTGCCAGTGCCTGCGGGGCCAGCGGCAATGTCCGGTACGGGTGGGTGCTGTACCCATGGGTGATTGAGGGGGTCACCGGTGACCTGAGCCTGGAAAACGGCCTGGCCACCTTCACGGTGACCGCCCGTACCCGCAATGAGTCCCAGTGGGGGGTCGGGCCGTACAACGTGGTCCTGGACGACGCCGGTGAACCGTCACCGCTGCTGGTGCCGATCGCCAGCGGGGACCACCGACATCTTCAGATGACGGAACTGGCACCACCTGAGGTCGCCTGCGGCTGTGGACCGAGCCCCGGTTGTAGCTAAGCTGAGGCTCAGTGGTGCGGCCCGGTAAGGCAGGGCAAGGCAGGGTCTGCCATGCCATGGCAAGGTTAAGCAGTGAAGTTGTTCTTGCTGGGAGCAACCAGGCCCGGCCAGTGGAAGTGCGATGTCGCTGACGCTGGCCGGGCCTTAGGCTGGCAGGTCACCCACCAGCTGGATCGGGATGTCTCCTGCGATCAGGTAGTGCGGCTGGCCGCCGGGCATGACCTGTTCCTGTGGGCCAGGACCCACGGCAAGCAACCATCCGGCAACCTGACGATCATGATCGACCGGCTGCGTGGGTTGTCGATCCCCACCGCCGGGCTGCACCTGGACCTGTACCATGGCCTGACACACCGAGACTCTCGTGTGGGCCGTGATCCCTGGTGGTCCCTGGACTACGTGTTCACGGCCGATGGTGGGCATCAGAAGTGGTTCCGCGACCGGGGGGTGAACCACTTCTGGTGCCCACCAGCTATGGGCCTGGCCCGGCTGGGCAGGGGCCAGGTGGTGCCAGAGCTGTCGAGTCGGGTGGCGTTCACCGGTCGGCTGACCGTGTTCCATGGCCGCCATCGTCGGGATCTGCTGGTATGGGCTAAGCGCACCTTCGGTAAGGGTTTTGTACAGTATGTGCCACCCAACAATGGTGTCTACGGTGCTCGTTTAAACGATCTATGTGCCAGTGCCTGGGTGATGATCGGCGACTCGGCCCCATCGGACTACTACTGGTCTGACCGGATACCGACTACCATGGGTAGGGGTGGTATGTTGGCTCATCCCCGGACCCCAGGGCTGGAGGAGCAGGGCTTCACCAAGGAGAACATGATCCTGTATGACCGGTTCGACTTCCAGGAGCTGGCACGCCAGGTCAGTGACCTCACCGAGCAGGACCGAAAAGACCGCACCGAGGCGGCCCTGGCCCTCATCGCGGATAGACACCTCTGGACTCACCGACTTGTCCACATTGCCGACACCGTCCTCGGAAAGCACTAGGGTCATCATTGCCTGCGCCGGCCGGGTGCCTGATCTAAAGTGGAACAACTACCTGGGGGTTCCCAAGCACCTGGCCCCGGTCAACGGCGTTCCACTACTGCACCGGACCGTGGAACAGTTCTGGGACGCCGATGAAACCTACATCCTGCACCCACCCGGGCAGTTCGACCTGTACCACGTAGCCGACACCATCACGGTGGCAGCTGACGGCGAGAACGAGTACGTCAACAGCCAGCCCTGGTGGAACCCAAGCGGACGTACCATTCTCCTGCTCGGGGATGTGTACTTCAGCGCTGCGGCAGTCGTGCGGATCATGGCGGAGAAGCGTAACCATGTCACCTGGTTCGGCCGGTTCGGAGCCAGCAAAATTACCGGAACCCGGTACGGGGAGATCTTCGCTGTCAGCTGGAGGTGGGTTCAGCATCCGGTGCTCAGCAAGCATCTGTCCAAGGTGGTCAACTCCCCGGCGATCAAGCGACCGCCGGGCTGGAAGCTGTACCGGTCCATCCATGGCGGCGACATGGGCACACATCGCCACTTCGGCCCCCGCACCTGGGTGGAGATCAACGACCAAACTGATGACTTTGACTTCCCTAGAGACTACGAACGCCACCCGGCAGTAAGGAAAGGCAAGTGAGCAGGTTCCTGATCGTCGGCACCGGCCGCTCCGGTACCCGGTTCATGTCCCACCTTATGCGCTCGGCCGGGATCAACTGCGGGCATGAAAGCGTGTACACGCTCAAGTTCGCCACCCAGAATGCCCCCAGCCGGGACCGGCGGCCGAGCTGGGGTAACTATGAGGCGGACTCTTCCTGGCTGGCGGTCCCGTATCTGGACCGGCTGGACATACCGTCGATCCAGGTTGTTCGGCACCCGCTGGCCACCGTCCAGTCCATGTTGGAGTTGGGCTGGTTCAGTGGCCAGCGACGCAACGTGATCCCCCAGATCATCTTCAGTTCCAGGCCCGAGATCCGGTACGAAAAGACCCGGCCGGACAAGTGCCTGGCCTTCTGGATCTACTGGAACCAGATCGCGCAGATGTACGCCCGGCGGTGGTTCTCCCTGGAACACTTCAACTACTGGGACATGAAAATGCTCCTTGGGGAGGTAGGGCAACCGGCGGACAGGAAAGTGGACTGGAACACGATGGAGAACCTGGCCGAAGATCCGGTGGCCACCAACAAGAAGCCGAAGGACGAACGGGAACCCTGGGACATCACCTGGGACAGCTTCCGGCCACGGCTGAGCAAGATCGCCCGCAGGATGGCAGTTGACTTCGGCTGCCCCGTCATCACAAGGGACCGGTGATGGAAACCTACCTGGACCTGGACGCCAGCATGAACACGTTCGGCAACCGCGAACATGAACAGTTCCCGTTCGGGGTGCGGATGTGGAAGACAAAGCAAGACCTGGACCGGTACGAAGCCGTCATCAGGAACGCGAAGCCGGAAATGGTGGTGGAGACCGGCACCAAGTGGGGCGGTTCCGCGTTGTGGTTCGCCAGCCTGGGCCTGACCGTTATCACCGTGGACATCGACCTTACCCCGTCCCGTGTTGCTCAGGCGGTCGCCAACGAAGAAGGCTTCAAGATCCGGTGGGTGCGGGGCAGCAGCATCGCACCGGAAACGTTCAGCCTGGTGCAGAAGATAGTCCGGGGCAAGCGGGTCATGGTGTCACTGGACTCCGACCACCACAAGGGGCACGTGATGAACGAGATCGCCCTGTACGGGACCCTGGTGACACCCCACCAGTACCTGGTGGTCGAGGACGGCATCTTTGACCTGGCCGGGACCCGGGGCAGACACGGTGGCAAGCGCATCCCCACCGAGGGTGGACCACTTGCGGCGATCAGCGAAATGCTGGTGCCCGACGATGACCCGGCGTTCCGGTTCACCCGGGACACGCAGGTGGAGAAGATGTCCCCGGTGACGCACCACCCGGCCGGCTTTTGGAGACGGGGCGAATGAGCGCGGCAGCGGTAGCTATCCCTACCAGGGGTAGGCCCAAGAATATTGCCAGGGTGGTCAAGGCGTGGCGTAAGACAAACGCTTTCCCACGTACCGACATGCTGCTCGGTGTCGACCAGGATGATCCTAAATATCAGAACTACGTGGACCTGGTAGTGGAGGTCAATGAGCCCGGCCTCGACTTCATCACCTTTGAGTCATGGCAGCCAATGGTGACCAAGCTGAACATCATGGCCAACTACCTGGCAGATATGTATCTGTTTGTAGGGTTCGCTGGCGACGACCACATTCCACGTACTGACGATTGGTCGCTCACGTACCAAGCCAGGTTGGCGAATATGCACACCGGTATCGTGTACGGAAATGACCTGCACCGGCAGGGTGCTCTGTGTACAGAGTGGATGATGACATCCAACATCGTCCGGGTGTTGGGCCGGATGGTGCCAGCTCCGGTGGACCACCTGTTCAGTGACCGGTCGGTGATGGAGCTGGGAAGACGGGCGGACTGTATCGAGTACCTGCCAAACGTGATCATCGAGCACATGCACTACCAGGCTGGTAAGGCAAGAAAGGACGCTACATATCGCCGGTTCAACACCAAGGAAAACTTTCTCAGGGAGCGGAAGGTTTACTGGGATTGGGCCCAACATCGGCTGTCCGAGCAGGTGGCCTTGGTCCAGGCGTTGAAGCCGGAAGGTGGCAATGGCAACTCCTAGACTGAGCATTTCCATCGCCGCCCACCCGAAGCGCGAAGACCTGGTGTGGGACCTGGTGGGCCGACTCCGGTTGAACCGCGAAAACGCACTCACCTGGTGGAACATCGCTTGGGACCTGGGCGACGACGAATGGGACACGCACCGTCGTGCCTGGTCCCTGTGGCCCGGTACCTCCACCCACCACCTGGTGCTACAAGATGACGCCCTACCCTGTCAGGACCTGATCCCGGGACTGGAACGATGGGTGCTGCCGTACATCGGTGACCGACCCATTTCCCTGTACTTCGGTAACGCACTGAGCCACCCGAAGATTCTCCGGGCCACCAAGCAGGCCAATGACAACGACGCATCCTGGATCGTGTCCAGCGGGGTGTGGTGGGGGGTGGCTGTACTCCTACCGGTCGACCTGATCAAGCCCATGCTGGAGTTCTGTTCACCACGCCGGGAACTGTACGACCGGCGGCTGACTATCTGGTGCGAAAGCGAGTCCCTGCCCGTCTACTACCCCTGGCCTTCCCTGATAGAACACCGGGACGGGCCGAGCCTGGTCAACCCGGGCCGGCGTCCCGGGCGGACAGCTGTCAACTTCGCAGGTGAAGACTTCTCGGCCCTCGACTTCAACCCGACCGGTCCGGTGGTGCCCTGTGGTCGTGTTTCTAGCACTCTTTCTACTAGAATCATCAAGAAGAGCACAGGTGAGGACTAAGACATGGCCGGTTTGACAGATGCCGTAGAGCAGGACGTTCTCAACGGCCTGTTCCAGGACCCCCAGTGGGCCGGGTACCCCAGCCTGTGGCTGGCCCTGTCCAGCACCACCCCCACCGACGCCGGGGGCAACTTCACCGAACCATCCGGTGGTGGGTATGCCCGGGTCGAGACTGCTGCCGCCGACTGGGACCCGGCAACCGGCACCGCCCCGGCAACCAAGTCCAACAGTGGCACCCTGTCGTTCCCACAGGCCACCGCTGACTGGGTCGCCGGTGCGGACCTGACCCACGCCGGCCTGTTCGATGCCGCCACAGTCGGGAACCTGGTGGCCTTCGGGGCACTGGACACCGCCAAGCCGGTCCTGGATACCGACACCGCCTCATTCGCGGCCGGTGAGCTGACCATGCAGCTGGGCGACCCGGCAGACTCGTTCTAGGCGCCACCCATGGCAGCAACACCGACGCTGCTGACCAACGGGACCGCCACCGGCAACCCGGCCACCACCGCCAGTGTCTCCCCCACGTCGGGCCGGCTGCTGGAATTAGATGTGATTGCCGCATCCGGCAGTCCAGAGACGATCGAGTCCGGGGACATGACCCCATCCGGGCTGTCGGCAACCTGGGCGCTGGTGGACTTTCAGGAATATGGTCAGCGCCGAGCAATATGGCGGTTCCGGTGCCAGTCCGATGGTACTAGCGGCACCATCAGCCTCACTTATGGTGCCCCTGATTTCGCAGAAGTAGCCTGGGCAGTTAAGGAATGGTCCGGACAAGTTGCGGGTAACAACGGCGCCGATGCCGTTGGTGCCCCGGTTAGTGGTGAAACCGGCTTCGATACAACTCTCACACTCGGCTCGGTCGGCACACTGTCCGAAGGCGACGCTGTGTCGGCAATGTTCGGGATCGAGTCGGATGGCGGGACTGGCGCCATCACCGGCTATACGGAACTGGTTGACCAGTCCGGCACCAACGACAACATCCGGCAGATGCTGGTCGGCTGGGACAACGCAGACAACACCGCTAACGCGACCTGGTCGGGGGCTTCGTCAGCTGGCGGTATAGCCAACCGGATCATCGCTGGTGCTGCGGGTGTGGACCTCAGCGCAACCCTTGCCACCGCAACGGGCATGACCGGCGACCTGTCGATCACCAAGGCATTTGCCTCCTCAATGGACAGCGCCAGTGGCATGACAGGTGACCTGTCGGTCTCCAAGTCGTTCAGCGCCACCATGTCAACGGCTGATGGCATGACCGGCAACTTGTCGGTCTCCAAGTCGTTCAGCGCCACCATGGACAGCGCAAGTGACCTGACCGGGGTCTTGTCGGCTTCCAGGTGGCTGTCCGGTTCCATGGACAATGCCAGTGACATGGTCGGGGACCTGACCGTAGAAAACACTGTTGGCTTCAGCGCCTCCATGGCTAGCGCCAGTGACATGGTCGGTAGCTTGTCGGTTTCCAGGTCACTGGCCTGTTCGATGGAAAATGCCAGCGACCTAACCGGTAGCCTGTCCACCACCCTGTCACTGTCTTCCTCAATGGACAGTGCCAGTGGCATGACCGGAAGCCTGTCGGTCACCCGGCCCCTGTCCACATCCATGTCAACGGCTGATGGCATGGATGCCGACCTGACAGTTAGCAGCGTCGGCGTGGTCAGCTTCAGCGCTGACCTGCCCAGTGCCAGCGGTATGACCGCAGACCTGACAGTGGAAAGCGCTATCGGTTTCAGCGCCAACCTGCCCACCGTCAGCAGCATGACCGGGACGCTGGCAGTACTACGTCCCCTGTCCGCTTCCATGCCTACCGCCAGTGGCATGACCGGGAACCTGGATACGGGTGCCACTGGCATGGCGGAGTTGACCGGGACCGTCACCGTGCTCGGGCTAGCTGGGACCGCCTCTGCGATGGGACTAGTTGGCGGGGCGGCGGTAAAGGGCCTGGCTGGTACCGTTACGTAGGAGGTGGGCCGTGGCTACCAGGGTGGACATCGTCCTCCATGAGGACAACGATGAGATTCTGGGGCTTGCCGTCACCCCGGTTGATGAAGATGAGGATCTTACCGACATCACCACCCTGGAGCTGTATCTGAAGCCACAGAGCTGCACCAGTGATGAAGATCCACTGGTGCTGGTGCTGACCTCAGCCGACACATCCGAGATCAACATCACCACCCAGAGCGCGGTGCTGATCGCGGCGGATGCCTTCATCCCTGCCAGCGCCCTGGCCTCTCCCTACGATAGGTTCTGGAGACTTGACGCCCTGAACGCTGCTGGGGACCGGCGGACGGCCATGTACGGAGAAGCGACGGTGGTGAACCTGTGAACGCACCCTGTAGCTGGACCCTGGACGACATCGTCTGTGGGTGCGGATGTGAGAACCACCCTCCGGCGGTGCAGGAACGGGCTGAACAGTATGCCTCGACCATCCTATGGGCGGCCACCGGCCGCCGGTTCGGACTGTGTGAGCAGACCGTCCGCCCCTGTGGTCGGCGCAAGGGTTCATGCTCCCCTTCGTTCGGCTGGGGTGCAGTGTCCACCGGTGGCCTGTGGTGGCCGTACATCGGTCCCGATGGGCTGTGGCGCAACTGTGGCTGCCAGAACTGGTGCAACTGTTCGCCCAACTGTGAGGCTTACCTGCCCGGACCGGTCAACAGTGTGGTGGAGGTTCTGGTCAACGGTGAGGTGGTGGACCCGGCCACCTACGAGGTCCAAGATCATCACTGGCTTGTCCGTTTAAACGGGGACTGCTGGCCGGAATGCCCCGACATGGCCACCAGTGAGCAGTTTGAGGTCACCTACCTCAAGGGTGAGCCGGTGCCCATGGTGCTGGCCACCGCCGCCCGCACCCTGGCCTGTGAGTTCGCCAGGGCCTGCCAGGGGGAAACCTGCCGTATCCCCGGCCGGCTCCAGTTCATTGCCCGGCAGGGTGTTACCGCCCAGATGGTCGACGTGGAACGACTCATGGACCGGGGCCTGACCGGGGTGGTGGAAGTCGACCAGGTGATCGCCGCCTACAACCCGTGGGGCCTGAAGGAGCGTCCACGGGTGTGGAGCCCGGACCGACCCTTCCCCCGGACCGTGACCACGCCAGCAGGAGTGAGTAGCTGATGCCCGGAGCTGACAGCGTCGACCGGGCCATCGCCCCCAGCGCCATCGCCCTGCTGTCCTGTCTGGAACAGCGGATGGCGCTCAATCCGAACCCACCAGAGCACTTCGTGGTCCGGGTCGGGTCCGACCCGGTAGCGGCCGACTTTGACGAGTACAACGACTACTGCTGCCAGGGGCTGGTCTATGTCCGGGTGATGCGACGGTTCCCATCCGGCAGCGACTTCCCGATCTCCGACGAACTGGCCAGCAACTGTATGCCCACCGGCTGGGGTGTTGATCTGGCGATGGGTTCGTTTCGCTGTGCCCCGGACGAGTTCAACCCGGAAGGCTGGCTGGAAACGTTCCAAACTGTACAGAACGACCAGCAGGCCATGGCCGATGCCATATGCTGCTGGAAGGACCAGCAGGAACAGGAGAACCCGGGTAACTTCCTCAACTGGTTCAGCCAGGACTGGCTGCCGTTTGCCCTCCAGGGTGGATGTACCGGTGGAGAGTGGCGGATAACAGCCCAGTTCAACAGCTGCGAAGAGTGCTCCGGAGACTAACATGACCAGAAGGCACGTGTACCAGATGAACCGGGCGGTGGGGATCATGGACAAGGGCGACCAGTTCACCTCAGAGCCGGACAACCCGAAGGTGGTGTCACTGGTGGGCGCCGGGTACGCGGACCTGGTGTACGTCGGTGACGACGATCTTGAACATCCGCAGACGACGGAACCTGTAGTCGGAGGTGGTAAGGATGGTGCTGAGGTTCGTGGAGAACCCGGTGACGATGCGCACCGAACCACTGAAGCTGGCGTTTCGCCACACCCGGACAACCTGTAACCAGATCGCCAGGGCCGCCCGTAGGATCGCCCCCGAGAACACCACCGGGTGGCGGCGCCCAGGGCCGCACCTGAACCGGACCATCACCGCCACCACCCGGATCACTGGCCCCACCCAGATCCGGGGGGATGTGGGTTCGGAGCTGCGTCACGCCCTGGTTGCCCACAATGGAGCCAGGCCGCATCCGATCTTCCCCAGGAGTTCCGGGGGAACCCTACGATTCTTTTGGACCCGCCGGGGCCGCTGGGTCAGGCTCCCGAGCGTTAACCACCCGGGCATGGACGGTGTTCCATACCTGACTACGCCGCTGTTGTTCATCGGCGTAAGTCGCGGGTACCGGGTCGTCATCGTTTAAACCCCCACCGACCCCTGGTATCTTGTTGACATGGCAGCCAGTAGCAGCACTGAAACCTTTGTCGCCACTATCGGTGAGCGGGAGATCGAGTTCCGTCCCCCGACCGACGCGCAGATGCTGGTCATCGGTCGGATGATGAAAGTGGTTCAAGGCATTGATGAGAACGACATAACACAGGTAACCGGCTCGGTGCAGAAAGTGTCCCGGGTGCTGGACATCATCGACTCCATGGTGGTCGATCCGGCTGACCGGGGCTGGCTGGAGGACCAGATCGTGGCCGGGAAGCTGGTGATGAACCAGCTGACGGAGGTGTTCGACGTGGAGCCGGCCACTAACCGGGCCGGCCGCCGGGCAGCGGCCAAGAAGACCACCAGCCGTGCCCGTAAGAGCTGATGCTTCGGCTCATTTCCGCAGTCCCCGGATTGTCGTAACGGTCGGTGGCCACGAATACACCCTGCCGCCGGTTCCGGCGGCGACCTGGCTGGCCATCCTGACCGCTGAGCAGCCGGACGCCACCGAGATCATCCCGGGGATGTTCATTGCTAGTGAGCAGGCGCTGTTTGACGATGAGTTACTGGCCGGTAATGTCTCCGTGGCCGAGATCGGTGAAGCTGTCCGGGACGCCATCACCGTGGCCTCCGGGCATCCCTGGTGGTGGACCCTCGGGCTGCTCTCTGTCGTCTCCGGGGAACATGGCACCCAAGCCTTGGGGGAAATGGCCCGCCTGAACGCTGGCAACCTGACACTCGGTGCCTGGCTGAACGCCCTCTACGCCCTGGTGGTCAGGCACATGAAAGACCAGGACCGGATGCAGTTCGATGCCCAGCTGGACGCCCCCCCGGCCAGTGTGGAAATGGACCCCGAGGACCTGATTGACGAAGATGCGGCCACTGCGGCCTTCTTCGGTATGATGAATCAAACCAGCAGCTAGGATCAGCTTATGGCCAGCAGAGACGGGACCGCGCTACAGGTAGCCCCAGGTCTTGCCTCTGGCGATGTTATCGATGGTTGTGTGGCTGACTCCGTGAAGATCGGCAATCTTCCGCCGCGACACCCCCCCTTCTCCCAAAAGCTTCTTGATCTTGAGGACCTGCTCCGAGGTCAGCCGCTTGCTCCCGGTGTAACCCTCCCGGGCCATCCGGTCAGCCATGTTCTCGGCGTTGGTTCCCCACCTAAGATGAGTCGGCTCCACGCAAGCAGTGTTGTCACAAGAGTGCAGAACATGAGCACCCTTGATCTCGCGGCCCTCGATCAGGATCAGGGCAGCCCGGTGGGCTCCCATGGTTCTACGGGTATCCGAGTAACGGAAGATCCCGTAACCCTTCTTGCTTCGGCTGGCCATCCATTCTCGACATCCGGTTACCGGGTGTCGAGGTCCAACGTGGAACCAGAACCGTTCTTCTGTCGTGGCCCGATAAAGTCTTTCATGGCCTACCGGACTACCGGTACGGCGCCAGCGCTGAAGGCACTTGCCGCACCAGGAGCCGGGCCATCCAGGGTCACGACTACGCTCCTTGGCTGCCTTGCCGCCGCAGACATGGCAGGTACGACACCCCATACAGAACTCGATACCACTCCGCTTAGGAACAGTTGGCTTCCCGCAGCCCGGGCATGTGCTTTTCACGAGGTGGAGTATAGCATATGTCGACGTTAGGTAGGGCCTTTATATCGGTACACGCCGATACCTCACCCTTCGCCAGGGAGGTACGCCAAGGGCTGCGCAAGCTGGCGGTGGACCTACGTGAAGACACCGACCGGGCCGGCAACCTGATCGG